TCTCTCATTTCGCGTTTGAGATCGTCGGTGATCGGATGGCCTATCTTACTTTGCTCAAATGCCGCGAGCATCCATCCAAGCAACATGCGCTCCTGGCCGTCCAGAGCCCGCACCGCGTCGCTATCTAAGGCGAGCGCGTCGGGCAATGAAGCGATCAGGCGCGCGAGTTCGTATCGATCTGCGCGCTGCCAAGGGAACGTGCATACCGTCCGTCCTTGCTCGTCGCGAACGACAGGCATCCCACGCCGAGCGCCAGTCTCTGCTACATGCCACCTCACGGCATCACCTCCGCGAGAGCCTCTCTTCCCTTGGGGGTAATGTGCAAATAGTCGGGGCTGTCCCTGCCGGCGCAGGTCCGCGTAACGAGTCCCTTTTCCTCCAAGGAACGCGCCACACGATAGCAGTTAACCATGCGGCAATTTATCCAACGGAGAGGCATGTAGCCGTTTGGCTCCAATGCAATCCGGCTGAGCGCCGCATGCTGCGGGGCCGTCAACCTCATGACCGCCTCCACTGAACATTGTCGTAGAAAGGATTGCGCTCCAGCGGCACGCAGCGCACCCGCCGAGCGCGAGACTTGCGAGTCCATACATTCAGGCGTTCGTTGCCGGTCAGTATGGACCAACCGCGCCCTGCTGGCACCTGTCCAACCGGCAGCGTGACTTTCGTTATTTGCTTTCTGGCCATTTCTGCGCCCTCCAATCGTGTACCTGATTGAACATATATCGTGTTCATGTTATACGCAATACCGTGTACACGAAAAAGGTGCCCTTTGACAGAATTACATGTTCCCGATATTCGGAACCGCGTGGGACGAAAGAAAGAATGGACGGAGCAATTGCGCTTGCCGCTGGCCGAAGGGACAACGGCAAGGATCGATGCCGTATTGCGCGCCGATGAACCGCGCCTCGACATGATCCGCGAAGCCATCGAGCGCGAGATCAAGCGGCGTTCCCGAAGGCCGGGCAAAGACGAGTAGATCATTCCGTCCCTCCATACCGTCGAGTAGAAGGCTCTGGCCCGTCGATAGCTTCGATCAGAGCTTCGGCCTCGGTGAGGTTGCGCACATTTTCGCAAGGCTCGTTCATGTCAGCGATGGTCAGGCCAGCTCGGCCACACAACGAGCATGTGCCGATGAACCTCTGGCCCGATCCCTTTGGGCTGGTGCGCTCGATAGAATGCAAGCGCGCTAAAGTGCTCATCTCTCGTATCTCCTAGTAGAAGCAAACCCGCGACCGCGAAGCTTGGCGTTGGCGAGGGTCATGGTTCCTCCTCGTCCAATCCGTAGTCTTCGATGATCTCAGGAGTTACGGTGCGAGCGGCATAATCCGCATTGTTTTCCGCGTCTTCACGCCAACGCTCATATGCGGCTGCATTTGCTGCTTCTTGGGTTTCATGCTCTTGCACTTCCCAATTTTCGCCGTAGCCACAATTCCAAGTGATGAGGTATTTCGGCATATGTCTGTTTCCTTTTCAGCGTATCGTTTCGCCGGTCGCTATGTGGCGACGGGCCACTATCTTCGGTGAAGGTTTTGAGCGGGCCGCGTCAGCGGGGATGAAAACCAGCCCTAACGACACCCAAATTTCCCATGTGCGCATCAAAGCGCGCAGAGAAAAATATAGACGATCAAGCTCAGAAAGTCTATTATTATCAAGGTGATAATGGCATTCTGAACAAGCGAAGACAGCGAAAAAGTCGTGGCTTTTGTTGCCCATACCTTTGGTCTCGGAGGGCAAATGCGCCAGCACTGTCGTCTCGCGGTCGTGGTTACAGATGCCGGGAATTTGCATGGCGCAGGGTTGCCCGCGCGCGCTGTTCCTGAGCTTGGTCGAGACGATACCCATCACCGCCTCCCCACGCTCGCCCGAAGGCTTGCGTGTGTTGCCTGCATCAGATCGGAATCGAGGTAGCGCCAGGCCCGGTGCTTTGCCTTCCTGTACTGCTGCTGAGAAATGATGGCCGAGCGGCGCTTTTCGGCTGCGGCAAGGGCGCGGACTGCGCGCTTACGAGCCAGGAATGCGAACCACATGGCGAGCGGGTTCATGCGGCTTCTCCGTAAGCGGGATCGGTCCAGCGGACGTTGTGCCGCGCCCCGTATTCGGTCACGAATTCCATCAGGTCCGACATTTGGCCCTTGGTCAGTCGCGAGGACCGGAAGCCGACAGGGAACGGTTTTCCATCAAGTCCATGCTCGAACTGCACCGCATGGCCGCAAGCGTGCATGAACAGGTTCTTCCAAACTTCCGGCGTGTGCATCCTGCCTTCCGGCTTGGAGCGGCTGACATCGGACAGCATCGCCCAGAGCCGAGAATTTTGATCCAGCGTGCGCGTCGCCTCCTTGATGGTGACAACAGCATCGACGGGCGCGCGGTCGAGCAGCGCCTTGGCGAAATCTCGCTGTGATGGTCCGCGTAGGATAATTGTCTGCGCCATGTCCCTTGGCCTTTCCGGGCCGGCATTCACGCCGGCCCTTTTGCTGGCTACCCTGCGTTGATCGGATGGTTCGCGAGTTCGCGACGCGACGGCATATCGCCGGGGAATTGGTCATCGTCGGTCAGTCCGTTCAGGACGACATTGCGGCGCTTGTTGATCTCTTCCTTGGCGACAGTGCGCCAGCCAAGCTCGCCGTCTGCCCAACCTTGAGCATCAGCCACGGCGCTCCAGGCCAATGCGAACTTGTTCAACTGTGGGATAGTGGTGCATTCGAGCAATTCCCGCTCGAACTCGTCCCAGCGATCCGGCTTGGCGACGTTGCCGATATCCTTCTTGAGGGCGTGGCGCGTCGGCTTCTGTGCCGGCGGATCGCTATATTCCTCCTTCATGGTGTTGACGTACTTGTTGTCGTCAAACAGTCCCATGTGAACATCGGCACCGACGCCGATCAGCTTGAGCGCGTTGGTTACAGCGTCGGTGAACGCCTTCTTGAAGGCCTCGTCGTCGCTCTCCCAACGTTCGGGACGCTGGTATTGCTGATTGGCCTTGATGTGCGTCACGACCTTATCGCCGCCGACGCCATAGACCCTGGCTTCATTGTCTTCACGCCGATACCAGATGGACGCGGTGCAATAGACCAGGACTTCCCGGTTCTCGCCCGGGACAACCTGAAACGTCGGCTCGCCCACTCCCCAGCCGATGCCGCAGGGGCCAAATTCTTCCGTCATGCGACGGTACGACCACATTGGCTTGATGGCCGTGCCTTTGAAGCCTCCGCCGCGTGTAAAGTTCTTGGTATGTGAGGGATCAGTCCTACCAAGAATGTCCCAAAGGGCAGTGTTCTCGCTCATGACGCTCTCCGGTCGAATTCCGCGTTGACGATCTCCGCGATTTCCTGCCGCGCGGCTTCCTTGCCGATCAGGCGGCAGAGGTCGCGGAAGTTGGTGCGGATTTGATATTCGATGAAGCCGGGACCATAGCCGTCCGGGGCATCAGCCAGCGCTTCTGCGGCATTGAGCATGCGGGTATGGTGGTCCATCAGAACTGTTCCTTCATGCGCTGGTAGGCGCGATCCGCCGCGCTGCATTCGCGATCCCGCTCGGGATAGTCAGGCGCCTCGTCGTCCTCGTCGTACTCGTCCAATTCAAGGCTTTCCGGCGTTCTGCCCCTCATGAGCAGATCGAACATCGGAGGACGGACGCGGTAATGCTTGTCGCCTATGCCGGCGACGATCCAGGTTTCGCCATCGCTCGACCACGATATGACACGTCGTACTTCCTGCTTAGCGCGCGGCGTCATGCTCAATGCCGCTGCGATATCGACTGCGGTCTGGTGAAGCGGAGAGCGGAATTTCGGGGCGATGGACATCTACTTGCCCTCGCCGGTTGCGCGGCGGATGGCTTCTTCGACTATTCCTCGGTAGAAACTGTCGTATGCATCTTCCGCCGTGTGGAGGGCGCCGCACTCACGGAGGCGAGCGTCTAGGTCGATGAGCGCGGCAAGCATGTCGGGGGCGGCGGCGATCAGGCGGGCGTTGGCTTCGCGCGCTGGATCATTCTTGGCCGCCTCTTGGTTCGTGTCGGCATACGCCAGCGAAGCCCATCCAATCCGACCGTTGGAATGCTCGATTATCCATCCAAGGTCATCGCCAGCTTTACTGCGCTGGATGTGCGCTGACCAAGGCCCCGGGGTAAAATTAGACATGGTTTGCCTCCCCCTGCGCGAGCCTAAATGCTCGCGTTCCGTTGGCTTGGTTGCTGGCCTTGATGGCGTCCGAGTGCGAAGGGCCGCGCGATGTGCGACCATGACGCTCCCTGTCCTCAGCGTTTTCTTTTCGCGTTCCCCACGCCAGATTATCGGCATGCGGATTCAGCTTGTTTCCGTCGAGATGGCGAACTTCATGTGCGGCGGACGGGCGCGGCGGAAGGTGATTCTTGGCAACAAGGCCGTGGACGGATTTGCGAACGCGCTTGCCGTCAACTATGATGCGGACTGACGGATATCCATCAGCATTGAGGGTCTGCGCCAACTCACGGCGTCCGTAGCCGCGCCAATTCGATGAGATCGAGAAAACGCGACCATCGCGCGTCACCTCGTACCCCGGCGTATGCTTTGCTGTCGCGTTCATCGGTTGTCCTTCCCGTATGGGTGTTGGGAAATGGGGGGGGCGGCGGCGGCTACAGCTCGTAACCTTTGAGGTCTTCATGGGCCGCGATCATCGCCGCCACATCGCCCTCGGCGAGGGCCTTGGCCGCCACGTCGAGCGAATGGCGCATCATCATCAGCGCGATAGCTCCAGCTGGGCCGATTTCGATATAAGCCGGCATCACCTTGTCGCGGACGCGGGCCATTTCAGCGGGAAGAGCTTCGCCAAGGCTCAGGGGACGGCGTGTATCTGTGGTGTGCATGGTGTTGGTTCCGGGTTAGGAGGCGGGCTTTGTCTCGAAAATCTCGCGGGCGTTCTTGAGCCCGCCAGCGAAGTGCCAGCACGGCTCACCGATAACCGGGCATGTCACATGGTCGGGTGCCTCGTCGCAGCGGAAGCCGGCCCGAGCCGAATGGTGGAACTCAAGCCCGCATGACGGCTCGTAGCCCTTGGTGAGCGACACGCGGAAGTGGATGCCGCCTTCGGGACCGACGAGTTCCCAGCAATGGTTGGGCGAGCCGAAGCGATTGGTGTACGTGTACTTGTGGTGATTGAACTTCGGCATGGCGGTATCTCTTCCTCCGTATGTGAGAGCAGATCGGGGTTAGGCGGCGGCCTTTGCGAGAGCGGCTTCGATGCTCGGCAAGGTGTCGTGCACCGGATCGTGCGTGCTCTTGTCGGGCATTCGAATGAAGCCAAGTTCGATGCCGTTGATGATGAACATCCTGGCGAGGCGCAGCGCGTCGAACATCTCGGGCGCTGCGGACGCGAGGCGGGCATCTTCCGCCGTCTCGAATGAGCCGACATGCCCGCTGTCGTTGCAGACATTTGTGGCCTCGGGGCATCCGCCGAAGTAAACTTTCCAAGGGCCTTCCGAGTGTTTCATCATCGCCTCTATCAGATGCTTCCGAGCGCAGCTTCAGCGGCGCGACGAGTGGGGAACGTGCCGTCAAGGTGCGACAGGCCGCGTTCGGTCCAGTCCGGAACAGCCCACGTCGGCTCTCCGCCGTTCCAAGTGCTGTATTCCTCGATGACGAAGCCAACCTCGCCATACTCGGCAGCGTCGCAAATCTGGATGGCGCCGATCTCGGGTTTCATCACACCACCTCAGCCGGGAAGATGCTGGCGCCGATCTTGCGAACCAGCTCGACGCGGGCGTTCTTGCGATCGACCCACTCGCCGAACTTGCGGAAGACACGAACGCCGTTCCAGACGTGTGCGAGATCGGCAGAGCCGGTTTCGGTGACGCGGTAGAACGCACCGTCGAGAGTGCGGATGATGGTGGGGCGGGCGGCTGCGGCATTCATATTCGTTCTCCCTTTGCTGAGACCCAGATCGGCGCGGGGCGCTGAGTGGTGTCTCGATGGCCTCAATATACACGCAATAGCGGGCAGCACAAGTGGCATTCACGCAATAGCGGGTAATTTTTCTTGATCGACGCCGCGCTTTGTGCGAATCTGCCTTCGTAGAGAGCGGCGACCCGGTGCAATTCCGGTGCAGGCGATGAAGCCGCAAGCGTGGGAAGCGAAAGTCCTAACGCGCTGCCTGAAAGTGAGGACGGGTTGTCGAGAGGCGCCCTGGCACGTGTCCCGACCCGGCTCAGGCCTTCAGGATACCGGCTAGAGTTTCCCCGGCTCTGTGACCAAGGTCATGGGGTAGGGGGAAGCTTTGGCCGGAACCCACCCTCTCGCGACCTTCAGGACCTCAACAGACCAAGACTTCCTGAAGGTACTTGTCAGGAGTATCACTGAGCGGACACTGCCGACCCTCGTTGCCTCAACGAGTTTTGCCGCCGATAATCGCTGTCAAATCGGCCAGCAGTTTCAGGGCCGCGTCACGGTCAGAATCATCAATGGAAAAGGACCGCTCAAGCCTGGTTGTCACTTCGGCATTGAGGCTGCGGTCATTTTGGACGGCCGCCAGCTTGATCCGCTTGAGCAGCTCGGGCGTGATGCGGATATGGATGGTAAGGCGATCTGATGCAGGCATGGCCTGCGACTTATGGCTGAAAGGTTTGCAACCTGTAATCGGTGCACTCTGTGCTATAAATGCCCCACTCGGTGCTACGAGTTATCCACAGGTACTAAAGCTCATTATTACAGGTTGATATATTCCGTTAATCAGACTCCAATTGTGGTCGGACCACGAATGAGGGCGCGATCCGAAAATGAAACAGAGGCAGGCAACAAACCGGGTGGCGCTCAGGGGGGCGTTGAAATGATCCATTACGTGCCGCGCTTTAAGACGCGGAATGAGGAAATTATTGCACAATTACGGGATGCTGCAGGCGCCAGTGCGCCACTAGATCAGGAAATGGTGATCAAAAGGAAGGCGGCGGAAATAGCTATCGCGATGGCACTTCTTCACGGCGGCGACTGGCGGGTGCAGATCGACCATCAGAAGGGCTACCTGTTTGTGACGAGGCGCTAGGCAGGTAAGACAGGATAATATCCAGAACGATACTGGCCTTGTCGTCTGGCAAGCCGTCCACGCGGCTGAGGAAGTCCCGGATTGCTTCCCCGCCCTTGATCTTCGTTCGGGGTGCGGTTCCGCCGAATATCTCGGCCATGGATATGCCGAGTGTATCGGCGAGCTTGGCGAGGTGCCCAACGCTTGGATCTTTGGGCTGATCCTTTCCTGCCCCGCGAAGCTGCCCGACGAAATTAGGCCCAAGACCAGCCGCCAGGCTTAGGCCACGATCGCTCCGGCCGTCCTCCTTGATGGCCTTGAAAAGCCTATCTTTCCACCCCTCAGACATGCCGCTTTGATTAACATAATGCGCGCAAAAACGGGCGCACGTTATGGCGGGTATTGATATGCCCGCTAAAGCGTGTATATTGTCTGTCTATGGACAACACGAAACTCCTCGCCGACATCGAAAAGTTCCTTCGCGAAACTGGCATGGGCGAATACCGCTTCGGTATTCTGGCCGCCAGCAACGGGCGCCTCCTCGAAAGGCTGAGGACGCCAAGAGCCAACGGAAAACCGGCGCGCGTTTGGCCGGAAACAGAGATGCAGATCCGGTCATTCATGGCGGCTCGCGCTAGCGCGGAGCGCGCGGCATGAAAGAGTCGATCTGGCATGCTCGCATCGAGCGCGTGAGGGAATGCTTTGACGCTGGCCTTAGCCAGAGTGAGGCGGCTGACTATTTGCAGATCAATCCGGCAACCATCAAGACGTACATCAAGCGCGCCGGCCTTGTTCCTCCGAAGTCCAACATTAATCTCCCCGCCGTCAAGGAATGCGCTGCGCGGGGAATGACGCGCGCTGAAACTGCCGAAGAGCTTGGGCTTTCCATTTATACGGTCGGCAAGTATGGGCGCGAACATGCCATCGCCTTCCGACACGCCAGTGCAATGGTTGTCGATCCGCGCGCCGACGATATGGCGTCGATGTATCGAAGTGGCAGGACGCTTGAGGAGATCGGCAAGCTTTACGGCATCACGCGAGAGCGCGTTCGCCAAATCATCACAAAGCGGCACGGCCTCCGCGCGGATGATGGTGGCGCGCACGCCAAGGCCAAGATTACCAGTGCGAGAGCGAAAGCGCTGAAAGACGCCAAGTATCTTGCCAAATATGGCTGCACATTCGATCAGTGGCGCGAAATGGTGGCTATTGGAGCGCAGATGCGAGCCGATGGCCGGGGGCGATATCAAGCCCCGACATACGCCTATGTGAGCCAGCGGACCAACGCGCGTCGTCGCGGCATTGGCTGGGAATTGTCCCTGCTTGAGTGGTGGCAGATTTGGGATGCCTCCGGCAAATGGGGACTTCGCGGCCGGGGTCGCGGCTACATGATGTGCCGCTTCGGCGATGTCGGACCTTATGCTCTTGGCAATGTCTACATCGCTACCGGCGTTCATAACGGCCTTGTCCAGCCCAACAATCCCTATCGAGCCAATCATCCTGAGCATGCAGCGCTTATGGAAGAGCGGAGAGCCGCAGCATGATCACCACCATCCTCATATCCTGGTTTCTGCTCTCCATTGCTGCCGGCATCGTAGTCGGCAAATGCATGGCCTTTGGCATGGGGAGCGAGTGATGAGCGAGATGGCATGGGGAATGTTTTTCGGCGCCGGCTTTTTGATGGTGGCATGGGCCGTCTGGGGCCTTGTCTGCAATGAGATCACATATCGCCAGCGGATGCACCTTGTTAGCCTCTGCATCCGTAATTGGCAGCTTTATCTCGACTACTGCGAAGTGTCCTACGAGCAGCATTGTCGCGCCCTCATGATGTTCCTGAACCCATACAAACTATACGGGGAAAGCATTCGTGCCGCCGCCAACCCTACTCATACGGACTCCAAGTCATGAGCAAGAACATGATCGAGCGCATCGCCGGGGCCATAAAGAACGCGATGGGGCTGGATGGCGTTTATACCGAGCATGAAGAACTCCTGGCCTACGCCCGCGCCGCTATCGAGGCCATGCGCCTTCCCCAAGGAGCCTCTTCCGTTCCTGGAGGACTGGCCATCGAAGAGTCGATGTTCGCCAGCGAGGACACGGTATTCCACGGCGCCGCAAAGTGCTGGAACGCCATCCTCGACGCCGCTCTCAACCAGACCGATAGCGAGGATGGCAAATGAGCTACGCAGTCATCGCAGCAATCTGGCTCTCCGTTGGGTTCGTGGATGCTGGCTTCTCATATGCATATTTGCAACGCCAATACCCGAGCTTAGCCGAAGAAGGGCGGACCAGAGACACGGTTGTAAGCTGCCTGTTTATCCTCTTTGGTCCGCCTAGCTTGTTCTGTTCGGCGTGCAAAGGTTGGCTTCGCCATGGCTGGCTCTTTCCAGGAGCGAAGCCATGACATCACCGAACCCCAGGAGCGTGTTCAGCGCGGTCTGTAGATCCAACGGCATCGTCCTGGGTAGGGCGCGCGCAACCGTTGGCCCTATGAACTTTTTCGATTATCGCCGCGCGCCCGCCTCCCATTACCAATCCGCCGCCATTACCCCAAGCATGGTCGGCGGTAGTTGGGGACGAACCGTCGAGCGCGGCGGACCCTCTCAAGCGCTCCGGTTCGTCCCCGTTTTCAGCTCGGACGCGGGACAACGCCGGCTGATCTGCAAATTGCGCGGAGTTATCAAGGCACTCCGCAGCCTTCTTCGCTTTCCGCTCGTCCCAGTCTCGCCAAAGACGACGAGCGGCATCTTCCAGAGACTCTTCTTCGCGCCAGTCCTTTCGTCTGTGCCTGTGCTCCATGCTGACAACAAAGCATGGAGCAGGACGCATGAGGCGCAGAGAAATCGTGCATCAGGAGCAAAAAGATATGAGTAGCGCAGAGGTGGCGTCGGGGTACGTCAGGCGCATGGTTGCGAGTGAAACGCGGGGATGGGGCGATCAAGACAACGCCCTGGCCCGCCTTGAGGCAAAGTACGGTCTACCTTTCTGGACCCTCCAAAACCTCCGTACGGGCCGCGCAAAGACGGTCGAAGCCGGGCTGTTTGCCCGGATCAGGGGCGCGTATCTTGATCTGTGTGAAAGGCAGGTCGAGAAACTCAAACATGAGATCGCGATCGAGAGGGCGCTATACGAGGATGATACTATTGCGGATTTGGAGCGCGAGGCTTCGCGTCTTGCTGCGCGCATTCAAGCGAAGAAGGCGGCGAGGGCCGCCAGATGACAAGGACATACGTCGTCTCTGACCTTCATGGCCGTGAAGATGTGCTTGAGGCCGCTCTTTCTCGGGTGGAAGCATCTCCGAGCGGCGGAACGGTCATTTTCACGGGCGATTATGTAGACCGTGGCCCTCGCAGTAAGCAGGTCATGCGTCGACTGATGCGAGGGCCAACCACGCCGGGTTGGAAATGGATCTGCCTTAAGGGCAACCATGAAGACATGATGGTCGGCGCTATCCGGCAAGAATATGAACCTGGCTGGTGGATCGGTAACGGCGGCGCGCAGACCATTTCCTCATTTCATGGCGAAGTGCCGAAGAAATACATCGATTGGGCAGCTTCGCTTCCTGTCATCCACATAGATGCACACCGCATCTACGTTCATGCAGGAGTGGATGAGACCCTGCCTCTTTCGGACCAGACTGAAAATAATCTGGTTTGGTCGCGCGTTCCGAAGATGCGCGATTACCACCACCCCCAAGGCTATGTAGTTCACGGCCACACCCCCTTCGAGGATGGCCCGATCATCCTTGAGGGTCGCGCCAATCTGGATACCGGTGCCGTTTGGACTGGCAGGCTCGTCGTTGCCGTTTTCGACGACGAGAAGCCTGGGAAGCCGGTTGACCTCCTGACCATACAATTGCCGACGCTCGACCAATTGGAGGCCGCATGAACGAGCATCAAATCCGACTCTCCCAAGCCCCAGATCCATGGGAAGAACCAGAGCAGAAATCCCCCTGGATACTATCTCTCTATATCCCCGCCATAGGTGGAATGATCGGTGTTGCGTACTGCCTGGTGCGGGCTTTGGGAGCGCTGCATTGATCAAGCGCGAAGAGATCATAGGCGACTGCCGGCTGATCCTGGGCGATTGCCTTGAGGTGCTTCCGACGCTGGGGGACGTCGATGCTGTCGTCACGGATCCGCCTTACGGTATCGTTGCCGAGTTTGGGGAGCAGAATCGGCTCGATGGTTCTCGTAAGCTTCAGTTCGATTGGGATGGCGCCGGCGTTCACGACACGATACGGACTGCGCTTGAACGGGCCGTCGCTATACTGAGGCGTCCAGGCAATGCCTTCGCGTTCGCGGGCTTTGACACGGTGGAGATCCCGCGAGAGGTGTTCCGCGCGGCTGGGATGACCCCAAAGCCATGGTCGTGGGTGAAGATGTGCCCGCCGCCGCCCATGCCTGGAAACCGTTGGCCTTCGGCGTTCGAAGTAGCCTGTCTGGGTTATGACGCTGGTGCCTATTTTGGCGACGCAAATACCGCTCGGAAGAATGTTTTGATCGCCGATGCGCTTCGAGCCGGGAACCAGGAACGCGCGGGGCACCCGACCCAGAAGCCTGTCCATGTGATGTGCCATTTAGTCAAGGCGCTCGCCCAGCCTGACCATACCGCGCTCGACCCCTTCATGGGCAGCGGCACCACCGGCGTCGCCTGCGTGAAACTTGGTCGCAAGTTCATCGGCATAGAGATAGACGAAGGCTATTTCGACATTGCCTGCGAGCGCATCCGCAAGGCCTATGCGCAACCGGACATGTTTATCGAGCGCCCGCCAGAGCCTAAGCAGGAGGCTTTATTCGCATGATCCGTGTCGCCTTCTCCGAAATGCCACCCTCAGCCAACGGGATGCGTGCTCACTTCATTGCCGGCGGCAAGGTTCGTTCCGTCAAGAGCAAGACCTATGCGGCATGGAAGAGCGCGGCGGCTTGGGAGATAGCAGCATCGCGACCGGGAAAGATCACCAGCCCATACCGCCTCTACATCGCCGTACAGCGCGATTGGCGCAGCAAACGGGCAAGGGACATCGATAACCTACTGAAGCCGTGTTCTGACGCCCTGGTGGCTGCCGGTGTCGTGTCGGATGACAGCCTGGCCGAAGAGGTCAACGCGAAATGGGCAGACAATCTTGGCGGCCCTGCCGTCGTAGCTCTGATCTGTTCGGCCGAAGAAGAACTCGCCGCCTAGCATTCAACAATAGGGCGCTCAAAGCGCCAGTTTGAGGGTTTGGGATATGAAGATCCAGCAGCAGGAGCCGGAAGGCTTCCCCGAATTCTGGTCCATATGGCGCCCCTGTATGCGTCGCACGGACGGGCGCGGCGATGCGCGGGACGCCTATCGAAAGCATATCCTGGCCGGCGCGATGCCAGAAGACATCATCGATGGGGCCAGGGCCTTCCTCCGCGATATGCCTGAGCGAGACAAGGCCTACATCCCGCTCGCGGCTTCATGGCTCAACAAATCCGCCTACCTCGATTGGGCTGACAAGGAGCGCGAGTATCAAGCTCGCATAGCAGCTCGTGCTGAAAACGTCGTCCAGATGAAGCCGCTCAGCAACTACAAGCCAAAGTTTCTCCAGCAATTCGAAGCACAGAAGCGGGAGGGGTGAATGCTCATCGCCTATGCCGGCAAGGAATCGTTCCAGGAAGGCGATCGGGGATCAGAGAAGCGCGATAGGGCATATCGCCTGTTTCAGCGCGGCCGCGACACGCAAGAAATAGCTGACATCATGAACATCAGGGAGAGCACGGCGCTTCGGTACATATCCATTGCCCGCTCTTTGGAAATCGGTCAACCCAATCCCTACGAGCGTAAGGAGTAGCCCATGAACATGATCGCCTATCCGCCCGTCTATGACGCCAAGCGCATTGCGCGCCCCGTCAAAACGCCACCGCCTCCAAAGGTCATAGTTCGGCGCCCGAAAGTCCGCCCCGCTATCGATCCGGCCCTTCGAGCGCAAATCGCGTTCGATGAATTCAACAGGATGGGGCTGAAGATCCTACGAGAACGCGGCATGCCACAGGTGCATCGCGAGCTCGTCAGGCAGGTTGCTGCGCGCCGGAACGTCACTGTCATGCTCATTGCGGGGTCAAGCCAGAAGGTCGTGGCCGTCAGGGCAAGAAATGAAGCTATGTATCTTATCAAGCAGTCACGCCCCATGCTTTCCGCGCCTTTGCTGGCGAAGTGGTTCGATCGCGATCATACGAGCGTGCTTCACGGCATCGCCAGTCATGCCTACAGGAACGGACTTCCAAAGCTCGTCGGCTACAGCTTTGAACGTGTGCTGGTTCGCAATGCGAGAGTTGCGGCAGAGACTCGCGCCGCTGCCAAATCCTAATCTCTCCAGAACAAGGAAGCCAGCATGATCCGTGATCCGGTTGATTTCCAGCGAGCCGTAGATGACAGGCGCGCAAAGCGGATGGCCCATATCGACCAGATGACGCCGGAGATGCGCGAACTCACCAACGACTATGGATACAACATCGTTCGCAGTTTCCTGAATTGCGGCGTCACCAAGCCAAGGCACATTCGTCATCTGGTCGAGACGGTCTTGGATGAGTTCAGCCCGACGCGCGGCTCTTTCTCGGCTCAGGGCGTTCGTACCATGCACGACATCACCTAAAGGCGGAACGGGGAAATCGCATGACATGGTTTGCAATCCGCACCAAAGCCGGCGCTCAAGTCCCGCAGCGTGAATACGCCGTGGAGACTACAACGCTCGATAAGGACGGCAGACCGCGCGGGAAGGGGTATCGCATAGTCACCAGTCTCAATGCCAATGTATCGGCCATCGAGCGCGCCCTGACGGATGCGGGGTTCATCCACTACATGCCAGTAGAGAAGCGCCTGATCAGGGATCGTCGCCGCACAGAGCTTTGGAAGGCACGCCGATTCGCACTGCTCACCGGATATGTGTTCATCAAGGGGCCATGCAATTTCCTTAAGCTTCAAGATGTGCCCGGCGTGGCTGGCATCGTAGGCGCTGCCGGTGTGCCCCAGCCGATCGCGCTCACCGATATATTGATGCTCCGGACCGAAGAGGCCAAATCGGAAGCGGAGTTCGACCGACAGGCTATCAACAAGCAGCGCGCCATCGCCAAGCGAGCTCGAAACCAGGGCGACAAGAAGCTGAAGGCGCTCGTCAAAAGCCTGGATATCACGGGTACGACTACGGTTGAGATTGGCGCGGCGCTGTTGGTGGCTTAGGGCTTGCCACAGAAATTAAATTGGCGTATGTTTTCTGTAGGGTGATTTGGGCGACAGGGACACGTCCCGACCTATGAGCGGAACTTTCACCGATCCGCGCCCAATCCATATCTTTGCCAAAATTCAAGATCGAGGAGCCCCTGCTTGGGGCTCGAACCATTTGCAGGTCAATCGGGCATCGCCTTGATAGGCATTGCCACGGGATAAGCGCAGATCGATAGCGGTCGCCGCCTGCATGCCCCGTCATTGTTGAAGGATTTCGGATGACGCTAATTCGCTCTCCGATCCATAGCCCTATAAGATCCCCGATCTACAGTCCGCTCGACGGTAAGTGGGGGCTTGGCGACCCTCTCGGCGCCTGGCTCCTCAACGCTACCTATGCCGACTATGACGCCCGCAAGCTTGATCGGCTGTTTCAGGACAGCACCGGGCAGACAGCGGTGGCGGCATCAGGCGACAAGGTGGGACTGTGGTTTGATGGCTCACAGTTCGGCACCAAGACGCTGGCACAGGTTATTATCGGGCAGCCAGAGCTAAAGGGGGGCGGCGTCGTCGGGCTTATCGGCTCAGCCACAGCCGCTCAATATAACACATCAACCGGTGTTGGTCAGGTTACTCGCGTCGATGCGGTAAACCAATCCTACCTGACATTCAGCACTACTTCCTGGGTTCTGATGACGATCAGCGCTACAGGAGCGAATGGTGTTCTAATTCGCGCCGGTAGTTCTGGGGCGGCGATCTGGTATTCGTTGGGCGGCAACACGTCGGCTACTGTTTTGGTGCAGCCCGGCTCCGGGTCTATCACGATCACAAGCCAAAGCGCTTCAACGGCAACGTTCACCATCACGTCCGTTAAAGCAATCCCTGGCTACCACGGTTTACAAGCCACGGCCAATTCTCGTCTCAACTACCTGGTCTCAGGAAACCGTATCACACTCACGGCAGACGCTATAGACGACAACGAACTCACGACCTACCTGGCCGGCGCAGGAGCAAACAGCATCCTTTTCGATATCGATGTGCCGGCGACGGTCTCTGCCTCACAAGTCATCATCGGTATGTCGGGCTCGGCAACAGCGCGGCTTTCTCTTGGCATCAACACATCGGGGCAACTCTGTGCTGGTGTAGGCAATGATGCAAACACCACCATCGTCGGAACGACAGACTGGCGGGGCTCGAGGCTCATTGCAGCCCTGTCTGCCGATGGCAGCCTCGTCAAACTGCTGACTTCCGCTGGCGAGGAATATTCGGCCGCTCAGAACGGGTCACCGACGACCACCATTCCGGCCCGGCTTGCCGCGAACAACAACAATGGCACCGGCTCAAGCTTCTTCGGTGGCGGTATCGCTCGCGCCATCATCGCGCAGAAGGCAATGGACCTCGCAACCTTCAACGCGATCCGCAACCAGCTTCTGGCATCCTAGGAGGCCACCATGGACGATATCCAATACATCGTGTTTGCCATCCCCGTGGCCTTCGGCGAGGTCATGAACCGCGTCTGGAACCAGATCAACAGCGACAGCGGCGACAATCTCTCGCAGCGCTTCTCAGCCAATGGGCAAGAGCCGGCCTCACACCTCATCGGCGGACTGCCGATCGATGACGCCACCAAGGCCACCTATCCGTACTCCAAGACGGCAGACTTCACGCTCGATCCGCTTGGACCTGCCGGAGCCTACACACAGCAGCAGGTCGATGATGCCGTGGCAGCACTGGAAAGCGTGCTGCTCACCGGCCCGACGCTCGGCGAGGCCGGCCCGCAGGCGCTGGAGACCATCTGCACGCTCATGGGCATCCAGCGCATCGTACTCCCGGAATAACCATTCCCCCGGCAACCTCCCCTTAAAAGGACTGCCATTCACATGCCTGAAAAAAACAGGCCGGGTACAACCTTTAAACCAGGTCAATCCGGCAACCCCAATGGGCGCCCTAAGGGTGTGCCCAACAAGACGACCCAATTGCTCAAGGACGCAATCCTCAAAGCCGCGACTGATGCCGGCCAAGGGGATATGGCTGCCTACTTGGAAAGACAGGCACTGGAGAACCCAGGCCCCTTTATGGCACTCCTGGGTAAGGTGCTGCCGATGCAGATAGCGGGGGATTCGGAAAACCCCATCGTCATCAACGTCACGGTCGGCGGCACTTGACCACGGTCAATCTGCATTTCGCAGCTCGTGACCAATTTTTGCCTTATCTGAACCGCGGACAGCGATGGGCCGCCGTCGTTGCCCATCGACGGGCCGGCAAGACAGTTGCCTGCATCATGGATCTGGTGAAGCGCGCAATCGAGAACAAGGCGCGAGAGCCGCGATATGCCTACATTGCTCCGACATACATCCAAGCTAAGGATGTGGCTTGGACCTATCTCAAGGAATACACGGCCGCCATCCCGGGCGTCGAAAAATCTGAGAGTGAGCTTTCCGTCATTCTTCCGCACAACAAGGCAAGGATACGCCTCTATGGGGCCGACAACTATGATCGACTTCGTGGGCTATATCATGACGGCGTGGTCATCGATGAGGCCGGCGACCACGATCCGAGAGCCTGGCCTGAGGTTATTCGTCCCACGCTTTCGGATCGACAGGGCTGGGCAACGTTCATTGGCACCCCAAAGGGCGACAATGATTTCCACACTATATTCGAGCGGTCCCGTAAAGAGGAAGACTGGTTCTCGGCTGAACTGAAGGCGAGCAAGACCGGCCTCATTGCCGAATCCGAACTTGAAGACGCCAAGCGCACGCTCACGCCAGAGCAATACGCTCAGGAATACGAGTGCTCGTTCAACGCTGCCATTCTCGGCGCCTATTATGGCCGCGAGATGGAATTGGCAGAAGCTGAAGAGCGCATTGGCAAAGTTCCGCATGATCGGGCGGCGGATACGTATGCCTCATGGGACCTGGGCATAGGCGATTCAACCGCGATCTGGATATTCCAGGTTGTGGGCAAGGAATGGCATTGGTTGCGCTACTACGAGAACAGCAGCCAGCGGCTCGATCACTATGTCGATTGGGTGAAGTCGCTTCCATTCACCGTTCACAAGCACTTCCTGCCACATGACGCTGAGGCGAGGGAACTACAGACCGGCAACAGCCGCATAGAGTTCCTCGAGAGCCGTCAATTCAACTGCGAAGTTGTTCCGCGCCACAACGTTGAAGACCGCATCAACGCGGCCCGAGTGAAGTTCAACCGCTTCTATTTCGATGAGAAGGGCTGCGGCGCTGGCGTCAAGGTGCTGCGCATGTACCGCGCCGAATACGACGACAAACATAAGACGCTGAAGCCAAGACCGCTGCACGATTGGGCATCGCATGGCGCCGATGCATTCGGATGCGGGGTCATGGGCGCAGAGGAAAAGAAGATGACCGTTTCCTACGCGCTCCCTGACAACAAGTGGGTGGTTTGATGGACCATGAACTGCATAAGCGCGCCAAGGCTGAGTATGCCCGTCTGGTGCAACTGCCTTTCGGCGGGTGGGAGCGCCACTATGCGCAGTCGCATATGTGCTTCCTGCGAGATTTCATCGCCGCATGTGAAGGCCGCGAAAGCGAGGATGTTCAGTCAGAGTATGAGGCAAATGCTTCGCTAGTTCACACTTTGCGCCCAACTCCCGGCTCGCCAATGAAGAGCGCTTTCAATGGCTAAAGGCGAGCCCGGCAACCGCGATGATCTCGTGGATGTCATCTACCGGTGTGCGCCGATCCGCGCCCAAGACTGGAAACTTTATATGGCAGCATGTGAATATGCGGCGAGCTTTTGGGATGTCGGCGCCGTTCGCGCCGCCCGTTCTCGCTTAGATGGCATGAGAGAGGAAATGAAGGCTGCCGTTTGGCGCCGCAACCAGTTTTATCGCGGCCGGCGCAAGGACTGGCGCCTCCATGGCTAAAGGCGAGCGCCTGGACGAGGAGAGCATCAAGGCGCTCCTTGGGAATGAGATTCGGTCGGCCGTCACGTTCACGGAAACCGAACTGTCCGAGGCTCGCGCTCGTGCACTGGAGTATTATCGCGGCGAGATGAAGGATACGCCGCCGGCAGCCAATCGCTCGTCGGTCGTGTCTCGTGATGTTGCCGATACGATTGGCTGGATGCTGCCTGGCATCATCCGCGTGTTCTCGGCTTCTGATCGGATAGCCGAATACGAGCCGGACGGCCCTGGCGATGAGGAATTCGCCAAGCAGGCCACGGATTATTGCAACTTTGTCTTTTGGAAGGACAACAACGGCTACCGTACGTTGTGGGACGCGACGCACGACAGTCTGCTTCTTGGCAATGGCATTGTAAAGCACTGGTGGGACGACAAAGAGGAATGCGAATATTCCGAACTGTCTGGCTTGACCGCTGAGCAGATAGCCATCCTTCAGCAGGCCCAAGGCGTGGAGGTAACAGCCCAGAAGGCTGGCGAGTCGCAAATTGTCGTGGTGCCAGATCCGCAGACGGGTCAGCCGGTGCAGCAGGAAGTCCCGGTCTTCGATGTGAAGATGAAGCGCATCACCCGCGCCGGCCGTCTCAGGATCAAATGCATTGCGGGCGAGGATTTTCTAAAGGATCGTGATTCGATCGATATCGAGGATGCGCGCTTCACGGCCCACAGGGATGAAGTCACGCGCTCCGATCTGGTCGAGATGGGCTTTGATGCGGCCATTGTGGAGGAGTTGCCGGCATATCGTCATTCCGGGCTACAGGAAGAACGCCAAGCCCGCGATCCCAACTTCGATGTCACGTCCGACACACAAGACAAGGCAATGCAGCTTATCGAGCTGTACGAATGCTATCTGAAGGTCGATGTCGATGGAGACGGCATAGCCGAGACGATCCGGGCCTATTACGCTGGCTCAGGCGGTGCGGGCCAGTTGCTCGATTGGGAAGTCTGGGACGACGATGTACCGTTCTCCGACATTCCTTGCGAGCCCGTTCCGCACCGCTGGGATGCGCGATCGATCGCCGATGAGACCATGGATACCCAGCGCGTCAAGACCGTGCTGACGCGGCAGTTTCTCGACAATCTCTATTGGGTGAACAACCCGCTGATGTGGTCCGAAGACGGGTCGATCGTCAACCCGGAGATGATGGCGGCGCCGGTCTTTGGCGGCAATGTTAGGGTCAAGAAGGGCACGCAAGTTCCGCCGACGCCGCTTGCCATTCCATTTATCGGCGACAAGGCCCTGATGGGCTTGGAGCATTTCGATCAGGTGACGGAGAAGCGCACTGGCGTTTCGCGCTCGACAATGGCGCTGGATCCCGAGACGCTACAGAACCAGTCAGCGACGGCCAACCAGAACCAGAAGGATGCATCCTACTCTCAGGTCGAATTGATCGCGCGCAACATGGCCGAATTGGGCTGGAA